CATACCTCACCCCCAGCCAGCAGGGCGCGGAGTTCGGTACGCCACCAGAATTTGCCAAGCGGTGGCCTTGCATCTCCGAACGCAACGCCGTGCAATTCTGACTCACCTAGCAGGAACCGCAGCAACTCACGCGGCACGCTCACATCGCTATGGGCTGGCTCAACCGTTGGGGCTGGGGCGGCGGATAGCAGGGCGCGCACCCATTCCATGTACTGACGCGCAGTAAGGCCGCACTCGCCATTGTTTAGCTGGTCGGCTGACTTTTGAGTTATGCGCTCATGGCTATACCAGGCATTACCAAACTGCACGCCCTCGGTAGTAACCCTGCACCCTTCCGACACGCGCGAGGCGTTGCGGCGGGTAACTTCTGCAAGGGCGTTGTTGTGGCCTATTGCCTCCCCCTTGTCGAATAGGGGTTGGTAATCGTGGTATGGCTTACGCTCAGGCAGCACCACTACGTCGAATCCAAAGGCCGCGCCGGGGAACAGCCGGTTGTCCTGTGTTGGCTTGCTCATAATTTAACTCCAGTTTAGCGTGCGAGTGCACCCTGCACGCTCGGGGATTGGCCCGGCTCAGTAGTTTAAGCATAGCCTCCGCAACTCGCGGAGCTGCATATCCTTTGGGTCTAGGCCAGGGGGTGGGTGCGTCGAGCGCACGGAGTTTAGGAATGGCTTGAGCAGGCGCACGCCCCGAGTAGCGCCCCTGTACCCAGCCGTGTCCCCATCCAAAAGGAACATCACCGTGTTGGTGCCCGCCGATAAAAGGCGATTCAGTAGGGATGGCCGAACTTCCGTACCAAGCAAGCACGCGGCGCTCCACACTGGTGGGGTTGAGACTGTGTGTGAAGTCGTCAATAATGAGGACAGTGCGTGATCCACTTTTATCCACGAGAAAGCGTCCTCTACGAGCACCACATTTGGTGCCATGTTATTGCACAAGTAATCGCAGCCCCGGCTATACGTCAGCCACTTCTGGTGGCTATTGCCTGTGAGGTCGCGCCCTATCCACCCTTGCTTTGTGTGTAGCAGCAGACGCTTACGCTCTGCACTGTACCAAAGCTCGGGCATGTACAGCATGTCCATGCACTTCTTGGCTAGGAAGTGCGCGATGCTCTCCTGTGTGAACAGGTCGCACTTGCTCACCATAATCAAATCCCGAGGCAACGACAAATCCGTGCTAGTCGCCGGGGCTTTGGTCCCAGTAACTAGCACATGATCCTTAGTCTGCTTACCGCCTTCCTTACATGCTTGGCAGTACGCCCAGTAGTGCGAGTGCTCATGCCCAACTATGAGGTTGGGCCTAGTCTCCCTACCGTGGAACGTGCGGCTTGTGCTGCCTACGGGTAGTCGTTGCGCTAAGTGCAGCCACTCTTCCATGGGCAGAGCCATATTACACCAACCAGACGTACACACCAGCAGCCGCTACAGCTACCGCCTGCACTGCGAAGGCGATAGCCCAGTACAAAGTCTGCTTCTGCTGCAAGCGTGTATGCTCACGCTGCTTAATGAAGGCAGCGCGGATAGCGTGCAGCCGACTAGCGTCGTGCAGTGCGTCAACCTTTAGTTGCTCGTTCTCGCTGCCGACAGTGCGCAGGTCTACACTGAGTCGGTGGTTCGCGTCGATAAGCTCAGCAAGGATAGGATCATCCGATGCCAGCTTAGTGTACTTGGACTCCAGCACTTGATACGCCGAAGTCAATGTTGCCAGCTTGGTACGCATGCTGCGGAATGTGGCACGTAAGCCGTAATAGCTTTGCTTGAAGTTCATCATGCTCTCTCTTCTCTGGTTGGGTGTGTTCACTGAGAGGGCCGACTATAGCGCCGGCCCTCTGGATCAACACACTGCGATGTTACTCAGCGGCGGTTTCTTCTACTACCAGGGATACCTGGGACTCAGGCACTACAGCGTACTCGTTGTCGAACTCGTCGCCGGTGCGGGTGAACTCGACCTTGAAGGTGCGGTCGCCCACTACTTCGTACGCTTCGACTTCTTCGGTAGCTTCGACCACGGCGACTTCGCCGGCCTTGATGGCACGGATAGTACCAACCACTTCTTGACGGGTATCACCACGGCCTACCTTGATCTTGATGCTGTCGCCAACAACCAGCGCCTCGATGGCGTCAAGGTTATCGACTTGGCTCTGCAAAGTGCTCGACTTCTCAGAGGCGGCGGCAAACTTAACTTCGAGGGCGGCAACAGCGGCAATGGCGAGGGTCAGGGCGTTGGTCAACTGGATTTTACGGGACATGGTGTAACTCCTAAACGGGTGCCCACCAGACAGAATGCCTGTAATGGGTTGAAGCGGTGCAGCGGTACAGTGTAGCTCAGTCTCTAGGGTATGTAGGGCATCCCCTTTGCCTGTCAGTTCATGCTGGCCTCCTGCTCTGGCTCAGGTCGCATTGCAATTCGCTCAAGCGTTCGCACTGGTGCTACTGTCCCACCTAGGGCCGAGCTTTCCAGCATGCTGACTGCGTGCCCTCGTAGGCCGTGGCGTAGGCCGTTGCCAATAAGCTCCAGCAGGAACTCGTCACCGGCTACGTCGATGGCTACAGCGTCGCCACGTGCTGCCTCTACGGCTACGTGGTACTTCGCCAGCAGTTGCGATTGAAACGGCGTGCGGTCTGGATCGCCCGCTGCATCAATCTGCCCAACTAGGAAAGACTCAGGCACGACTGCTCGTACCTCAAGTTGGAAGTCAAACTTAAATGTGCGCATCAGTGTATACTCTCGTTGGTTTCAGTGGAATTGCGTTCGGTCAGTTCAGCTAGTTCGGTTAGCCATTCCTCGGGGATTGGTTTCATAGCCGCCGCATACCGCAGTATGGCCTCCCCAATCTCTTTGCACCGTGACTTGTCGTACTCCAGCACAGCTAGGAAGTCGGGGCGCAGGCCCAGTGGTGGGGCCAGGCCGGTTTCTATTGCTCGCGGGTCTACTGCTCGCGGGTCTACTACAGAATCCCGTAAGACTAGTGTGCTTGACTCATTTGTGTAAACCCACTCGTTCCGAATAGGTGAGTACACTGCTAGGTTCTTCCAGCACGTCCCGCCGTCTGGGGCATTCCACACACTACCATCTCTCTCTAACCAGCACCGCGCACCGCTTGGTACTAACCACACAGCTTTACGTTTCATTTGTAGCACCTAAATTTATCGGGTTTGGATTGGCTGGCGAGTGCAAGGCGCACCGCCTACAGTTGTATCCAAGTGAGCGGGCCTGGCTTTTCATGCTCAGGCTTACGCCGCCGTGGTAGGCTCTTTGTGTACAGCTTAGCGGCAGCCTCCATACGCAGGATGTTGTCGCGTTCTTGCTTGGTCGTACTTGCATGGCAAAGCTCGTTGCCAACAGCAGCACGACCGCCGTTGGCAGTTCGCATCAGCTTAGTTCCATGTGTATTACAGGCAGCCCGCCAGCATCCCAGTTAGGCTCTGTGCGGATTACTGTGAAGCCGCGCCCCTCGTACAGTGCACGGAGTTGCGGGATGTCGAAGCAATCCAGGCGTGTAGCGCCCAGTGCAATCGCATGGTCTAGCAGCCAAGTGCCACGCCCACTAGAGCTACTATGCAGCGCTAACAGTTGGTCGCCTAGCACGCAGAACCCGCCGACAACCTGATTGTCGTCCTTGGCCACTCGTACATGGCAGTGCTTATCGAAGAACTCACGATCACGCAGCTTAGCCTCAAAGCGTGTCTCTACGCGGTCTGGGTAAACCTTGCGGTAGTAATCCGCAACCAGTAGCGGCAGCTCAGCCCAGTCGGTGCAGCATTCGCGGATTTGTTCACGTCGCTTTAGGCTAGCGTAGCGCTCACCAACTTGCAGACTGCCCATAAGTACGGCAAGGTCTGTTTTCAATAGTACAGCAGGCATAATAGTTTACCCCGTGGTTGTGCATCGTTTGAGTGCATACAGTAAAGCGCAGGGCTTCTGAATCTTCGCCACATTTGGCTACTGGTCATTAGTCTGCGCTTTCTTTATGTACTCCGAGTCTAGCTTGTAGCTGTACTAGTATCCCAAGATTTATATGCTCGCAAGACTTGGTAGTACACTAGGGCTAGGTTGTTCGGTACGCCAGCACACAGCCGGCTACAGGTTAGGCACTATGCGACGCAATGCGCGGCCTTTAGTTGGCAATGGCCCCTAGTTTACGCTAGTGGCTTGTTAGCTTTAACCCTTATACATGACGCACCTCATAATTTCTGATCTATGATTACGCTGCGAGTGCAGCCTGCACCGGCAGTACTAATCCGCGTCCTCCATATTGTAATAGCGCGCCGTGCTCGCTGTAACACTCATGCCACTCGTGTCCTCGGCGTTTAGGATATGGTTGCGGTGTATCGCCCAATCGTACTGCGTGTGCTCATGCAGAGAGCGCACTTCCGCCACTGCTAAGCACGTCTTGGCAGCGAAGAACGCAGCGATGCAAACTGTCATTAGTACAAGTGCAGCGTACAGCGCCAGCTCAGCCAGCTCGTAGTTATCCATGGGACACCTCGTTGTGCTTGGTTGTAACCTTCGGTGCCCGGTACTGCCGGGCGCTCAGTTGCAGGAAGAACAGCAGCGCTACCATGGGCGCTTATCCCAGTTGTAGTAGAAGCTGCGGCCCAGGATAGTGGCCCATACCCCAGCGCCTATATTGGATTTTCCTGGTATTAGCCCAGCGTTGCTGAGTGCCCAATACATGATAGTAGACTTACGCCCGCAGTAATTACCGCCTAGCACTTCCATGTAATGCTCGATTGCTGCCGTTGCGTCAATTTGCTCCGACTCGGTTATTACGTCGTCCAGAACAGCTTGGCGTAGGGCGCGGCACATAAACTCCGATGCGTATACGTGGCTGGCGTACCAACCGGCAGCAACCACGGCCCGAAATACATCTTGCACACTTCGCGTTTTCATCACTTCACCTTCACAATTAGGTCGTCAAACAATGTGACTTCTGCAAAGAACTCACGCTTATGCCCGGTAATATGCGGGCGGTTGCAGCCTGTAAGAGTGGCGCTAGGCTGGTACTCTACTCCGAACATGGACGTTTCACGATAGCGCAGTCTCTGCCCCACCGCCTCACGCATAGCTTTCTTACTCGGGTAATCAAACACTAGCATTGTTTCACCTGCTTTCAGTTGCTCCAGCATAAGCACCGAGCTAGCAGTGCTTATACTTGAACTACTGCCACAAATACCAAGGTGTAATTTCCAGCACCACTAGGGTTACAGTCAGACTAGCAGCTAAGCTATAGCACTCATACCCGCCTACCATGATTATTCATTTTCAGACCCAGAACCAAAAGCCGCACCGAAGCACCAGACACAAAACAGGACTAGACACCATTCAAACACTGACCAGTCCGGTATGTACATCACGCTACCACCTGGTAAAGCGTGTTCAGGGTTTCGACCTGCCCCGTAACAAAGTCATGCTTGACCACTAGACTTGTGCGGATACGGTTATCGGAGCCATCACTCGGCGTGCCTAGTACCGGATGCTCCGACACTAGCTCAGCCAGAAGCACCAGCGCCTCTGGTTCCACTCTACCCGGCCAATACAGGCTGGCCGGTACTAGCTTGGCATTCCGGCACATCACAATACGCTTGCTCATACCGGCAAGGCCATTGGAGCTGGTGCACGTTGTACCTTCAAGCCCAGGATGGCGTGCAGTTGCTCGGTGCCTATCACTGGCTTGCCTGCCTCTTCTGCTTTCTGAGCACGTAGAATCAAGCTGGTCAGCATGCTAGCAAAGTCGAACTCTTCCTCGATAGCCTTCTCGGGCTTGCACTCAAACCAAGGCTTTTCCATAGCCTTAACGATGTCGGTCGTCTTGTCCTTAGCGTACAGGAAGGGCTTGTCCTTCTTGGTCTCGTCAAGGTTGACGGATAGCTTGCCGCATTGAGTAGCCCACTCAACCAAGGCGTTGCGGCGTGAGCCTTTCGGCATTGCCTCAAACAAGCGGACAAACAGGGTGATGTCGCCACACTTTTCGATGTGTGCCAGCACCGACAAGCCACACGTTTGGATGTCGTCGTCAAGACGCTTGCCACGGGTGTGGATGCTGCCGATTGCTTTCTCGATAGCCGCTGCGTTAGCGAACTTAGGTACGAATGCTGCGATTGCCTTGGTCATGGTGTGGCCTCTGATTATTTAACTGGGCATTTGCCCGTTGGGTTATAAAAGTCGCCGGCTTTCACTGGCTTGTCCGTCGGATACCAAACATCACGCATTCGCTTTAGCTCAGCGCGTCCTGCTGCACCCTTCTTTTGTAGCACCGCTACCTTTCGGAAGTGTGCCGTTGCCTTCTTGGCTACTCGGCTCATTCTATCATCCTATTGGGATTCCTGAGTGTGCACTAGAGGCCGTAACGATCCGCTTTAGGGTCTGATCTATTGGCCTAGTGCACACTCAGCAATCCCATCTAGATTGCTTGCCACCTCTGTGGACTTATCAGGGGCTTGCGCCGACTGATGTCTTGTCTACCCGCTCTCGCGCTTCGACTCTGGCCTAGACTGGCCCCGGTACACTTCTTCCGCCTACTGGGCGACGGTGCTGTATTGTAGGAACTTCCCCGCCTAACAGTTTGGGCGGCTCGGGCTTGCGCCGTTGCTAGGTAGTTGTCGCTTCTTGGTCTACCGGGCACAAGTGCCAAGCTTTGCAGTCCACATTCGGCCTATCTAGCCGCACCCGGTAGCAGGGTGATCCTGTTCGTGTTGCTTGGTGGCCATTCTAGCGCCACCTATTCAGCTTGTCAAGTGGCCCCGAACTCTTCGCGGCATGTGCTGGATAATTCAACCAGCGTACCACTTGACAACTCATAGTCTACAGCGTTCTTGCTACTTGTCAAGCGCTATCGGCTTCCTACCCGATCCGCCTCGCCCGGTACTAGCTCCGTGGCCCTGTTCCCGACTTGACAACTCACATTCTACAGCGTTTATACAGCTTGTCAACCCCTTTGGTAACTAGCCTTGTCGGCCTAGTTCCACACTTTACCGTTTTCTGGTCCGGCGGCATTTAGTGCCGCTAGCCTGAAAGCATACGGCTTTGGCAGTTGCATGATACGCTTTGCCTTTTCCGTCCGGTTAGTGTAGTTCAATTCGTCTTGTTCTGTCAACCACTTAGCTAATGCTAGGTTTGCAGCGCTTTCAGACTTATACATGGTAATTTCTCGCATGAGTAGTTACCAAAGGGGTTCACAAACTGTTAAAGAGCGATGATTCTTTACAACGTGGCCAGTGTATCGGCCTGCTCTTAACTTGTCAAGCCGTCTAAGTGTAGCGCCTATTCCAAGGCGCCGCATTCGCTAGCTGCGATGATATTCGCAGTGTCTAGCGCGTCCTGCTTGTCATCCGTATGGTAACTGGCGTTCGGTTTACCGTTGACCCGCACAACGAATTCGCTGTACTCGGTGCAGCGGTACACTTTAACATCGTCGTTTACCTTGTGAATTAATCGCATTGTAGTGCCTCCTTTAGGGATACACTTAGACGGCCTGATTGTTAAAGAGTGGTGATAGTTGCCTATCGTGTTGCGCATTCTACAGCGTTCTTGCTATCTGTCAACCCGTGTTCTCGCATCCGTTTGGTTGGCTTGCTTGCCTATTACCTGACCCTGTAGCGCTGGGCTGGTATCAGTACACTAGGCGAAGGGCTGACCGGCTGCTGTACTAGCTGGTTAACTAGGTCGCTTGCGCCGTAGTGCTCGCTTCCCATGCCGGCCATTCTACAGCGATGCAGCACCCTGTCAATACCCTTTATCACCCTTTCTTCAAGCGTTGCACCAGCGGCGCTATAGAGCAGCACAGCACCTATATAGAGCAGCATAGAGCAGCACCAGCAAAGGCAGGCAAAGGGGCTGCTGCGCTCCCTGGCAATCGTTGCATTTGTCAACTATTAGCATGCTATCGAGCTGTAGCCTTAGTGCCACTAGGTGTGATCACTATTTAACCAGCAATATCCTTTAGAGCCTCATAAGGTGACAGAGGAACGGCAGAAGAATGATGCAGCTACGAGGGAACCGTGGGCCCAGCGGCCTAAGATATGAGCGACCAGAGCAACAATGGTTAGAGCTAGCACTAGAGCAGGCACCAGCAGCACTAGCTATAGCTAACAGACTACAGAAGGCAAAGAGCAGCACAGAGCAGCACCTATATAGTCAGCAGTAGCAAAGAGCAGCACCTACAGCACAGAGCAGCGGCAGTAGCCAGGCAGGCAAAAAGGTAGCAGGGATAGCAGCAGGGATAGCAGAGCATTAGGCAAAAGAGATAGTGCAACCACTCCCAGCAAAAGAGATAGCCCCACCATGCACCCGCAAGCACACTGACAGCACCCAATAGCACACTGATAGCACCTACAAGCGCCAGAGAAGGCACTACAGCACTACAGCAGCAGCACTACAGCAGCACACTAGAGCAATGCGAAGCATAGCCATGGTGACTACAGCAGACACACAGCAGCACCCCAGCATATAGCTAACAGATAGCGGTTGACAGCACACGCCACCCATGTAGAATGGCCGGACCGAACAGTGATGCAGCACCTAAGAGGCACAGCATGCACCGACCAGCACCAGCCAAGGGCTGAGACATCCAGCAGCACCAGAGCCTAGGCAATCAATGCCACCCCCCTAGGCAACGGAGGCAGCAGCTGGCCAGGGAGGCACGGGGGAAGCACAGCTGCGTACGGGTCGGAGACCACCTCGCATGAATATAATAAAAATTCAATGCAGGTATAGCACGCGCACCGGGGGACTCTGGTAGCCCGGATAGACTACCGTTGCCTATAGCTACCGCGTACTGATACCGGAGCTACTCCCTGTACAACTAGACCGCAGTGTAGCCAGCAGCCTTAACAGCATTCGCCAGCTCTTGCATAGTTGCATCAGCCTGTGCATCACTAACGTCGTTGCGGATACCGCGTAGGTTTGCACCGTTGCGGGTAGGGCGGGTGGCAATCTCAGCGAGCTGTACAGCTTTGGCTACGCGAGTACGGTTTGCTTGGGTAGTGGTTAAGAACGGCATTGTGGTGTTTCCTTATGGGTAGATTAGTTCTTCTGCTTCAAAGCTGTACACGCCAGTGCATGTACCTATTGATGCGGTTAAGGCAAAGTAGTACGTTCCTGCTGGTAGTGCCCGCCACCCGAATAAGCCAATGCCCATCGGGGTGCCGGTGTTGCCTGGGCCTGTGCCGGCACTTGCACGCAAGACTTCACGTTCCGCCCCACCTGCGCCAGTACCACTAACCAACTCGTCCGCTGTGCTTACGTGCAGGCTAGGGCCGTCGATCAAGTGCTTACCGTACACGCGGTCAAGTGGTGCCCACACTGCGTCAGTAAAGACAACCCCCGTGTAGACGACTACCCGTAGGGCGTTGGTCTCAACGTACAAGGATTGAGATTGCAGAATGAACGGGCGGGGTGCCGTAAGGCGTACCCACTTAGTTGTACTGTCAGGCACACTGAACTCGTAGTACGCCCTGAACTGGCGTTTCATCCAGAACCCGTCCGTGAGTAACGCTACCTGCATAGCGCCGGAGAAGCCTCGGATGCTCTTCCACAGGCCAGTGATGCTGTCACGTAGTAGGGACATACCCACCTCCATTAAGGGTGTTACAGGTATCGACTGCATCCGCATAGTCGAGCAAGCCCAAGGCAAGCCCACCATGCGTCGCTACGTCAACTACCGGGTGTTCGCACGGGATGAACCGATGCGCAACGGATACGCGAGCACAGCCCGTCTGCAACAGCATCAGGGACAGCAGCATCACGCCAATCAGGGTTCTGCTGTAGTGCATGCTCAGCTCCTTTGCGCTGTGTGCGCTGACGTTGTAACTCAGCCGGCACGGCCCGTAGGCGCTCGTCCAGCACGTTCACTTCGGTGGTCAAGGCAGACACCACCCCTTGCAAGCGCGTCGCTGTAGCGGCCTCAGAGAGACCCCAGCGCACGGCCAACCCCAGGCTCAATAGCAAGCTAATGATTAGGGTGGCAAGGATTATCGTAAGTCTTGACGGCACATAGCCCCCTCAGCCTTGCGGCGGTTCTCAAGGCCCCGGATAGGCTTACCCTTGACCGTTGCTTTGAACCCTAGGGCAATGCCGTGCTTGCCATGCCAGGGCGCTGTGATCGAGGCGCAAGCCCCTTCCCAGTCCTGCCGGGCGAGTGCCTGCACCATGCGGGAGCTACCTGTACCAGAGCTATACCGCTCGGTGAGGAACCCACGCACGCCCACGTTGTAAGCCACGCTCAGCATCGCTGCCTTGACGCTAGGTGGGGCGTTCGCCGGTACGGCATGCTCTATACCAGCCCAGTGCTTCTGCATGCTCTGTACGAGCACAGCGTTGCACTCAGCCTCCGTGTAGCGGGCCTTTGGAGCGCCGGCAGTCTCACCGTAGCACCAAGTCTTTACCCCGCCGATGTCGCTGTACGGAGTAAGCTGGGGACCACGCGGGCCTGACTCGATGGGGCCTAGGAAGCTCCCGGCAATAGCCAGGAACCCCGCTGCACCAAGCGCCAATAGCTTAGTCTTTAAGTTCACTCAGCAGTCTCCTTGTCCAGTGCAAGGCGTACCCACTTGTGCAGTAGGTAGCCAATCTGTAGCACCAGCAGAATAGCTGTGCCAATCAATATAACGTCGGACAGTGGATACCCCGCAATTGTAATAACGGCTACGCCTGTGGATGGTGCTGCCATAACGGCTTGAATTGCGGTGTCTTCCTTTAAGGACATTTTCGTTACCTTCATGCTCACCACCCTCTGGATGGATTAACCGCGCCGGCTTCTACGACTGTGCACACGCTTACGTGTACCTTTAGCGGTAGGGCCGGACGGTTCGTCGTAGCCCATAGGGTTATTCATAAACTCAGTGCTGGCAGCTAGTGCCCGTGCCTGAGCGGCTTTGTTTTCATCTAGTAGTAGAACATCCTTCCAATGCCGAATAGACCCAGCAAACGCCTCAAGTCTGTCGTCCTGCACCAGTGAGTTACGATCCGTGGTGATGCTGGCTAGCTGGTGGAACAGGCTGTACAGGTTGCGCTTGTCAGCGCTGTGCTGACGGCCACAGCGTTCGTCAGACTCGAACACCCTACGGTGCACAATAATACGGTGCCGCTGCATTGCAGAGACAAGGGAGTCGATGATTCGCCGTTCCTTCTGCCCCGTACTGTACTCGCTCACAACACCCACAGCCTTAAAGAATGGCTCGGGTAAGTGCACGCGTCCTGATACCGGGTCAGCGTAGCCGTTAGCCCGCTTAGCCAACTCAGCCTGTAGGGCTTTCTCGAACAGGCCATGCCCCATGTTAGTCTCGACTCGGACAAGGTTTACACGCATGTCTAGAATCAAGTCACAGAGGATAGTGCAGTTCGCGTCAGTCAAGCCGCCTTTAAGGCCGCCCACGTCTAGCGCATGTATGTACGGGCCAACTGCTGTACTAACCCCGTAGCCTATTTCATCCTTGCCACCACCAGCCGGGTCGATAAACATCATTCGCTCTCCGGGCTTGACATACTGCGCCTTGTCAGGCACAATAGGGTGGTACATGCAGGACATAGGTACGGGGAACATTAGCGGTAGGATGGCCTTGTTCTTCTCGCCCGTCTGGTACGCCAGTATCTCTGGAACTAGGTCTGGGTCAAAGTTAGCAACCAACAGGTCGCTTAGCTTGAGCTGCTGCCGCTCTGCATCCGCTAGGGACGTATCGAGCATGTGCTGTAGGCTAAAGTCTTCGGGGCCTTTGTCTAGCTCTTTCTCTACTAGGTCGTCTTCGGTGTAACGGTCGGGGTCCGCCGGTTTGCCCCGCGTTCCATCAATACCACCACCGGTTTGTAGCGACGGGTCTTGCTGAATGCACTGTGCAATAGCTGGGGCCAGTTTGCTGCCATACTTCTCTACTTCCTCGATAGTCGGGTAACGCCCCGGCCAGATGCGGACTAAGAAGCCACGCCCTGGAAGGGTGTTGTAAACCGAGTCTTTCGTCTGCGGTGTACCAAGGTATAAAATATCCCCGTGCGTACAGATCGAAGAGAACTCTTTACTGATGTGCATTAGCATGGCGCGGTTAGTTGCGGTCATGCCATTCTTGGTTGTCTCAATGTCGTCCGCTACCAGTAGGTCGGCTCGCTTACCCGGTAGGTTAGCGGTGATGCCTACGCACGCGACAGAGGGCGACTTATCCAGTCCCTTGAGCGCGTAGTGCACATCGAATGCTTCAACTGACGCCCGGTCACCCGCTGTTTTATCGGGGTGTAGGTACGCCAGAATCTCCCACTGCATGATGATACGGATGATTAGGATAGCAACCTCGGAGGCTTGCTTCTCGCCACCCGATACAACCAGCACCCGTGTACTGTGCCGGTGTATGATGCGCCACACAGCGTACAGCGCAGCTAGGGTAGACTTAGCCTCACCCCGCTGGGCCATGACCATACGGAGCCTAGGCCCCTGCTCCATGTACTCGGCAATGTCTGCCTGCATCCACGTGCACGGGAATCCCAGAAACGCCATGCCGTCGCGTGCAAAGTCTACGAACTTCTCGTAGTGTGCCGCCACCATTTCGGCCTCGGCAAAGCGTCTGTGTAAGTCCATTACGGCTCCATGTCATCGCCAGATGCTAGGCGCAGAATAGCTGCACCCGCATTGCGTCGCTCTTTAGCAGCGTCCGCTAGTTTGTTCCGTAGTGCCGATAGGTCGTCGTCTGACTTAACCTCGGCAGAGATTTCGTTGTCCTTCAAGAACTTTGCTGCTGCTGCTAGCATGGCTGGGTTGAATATCTTTTCTTCGATGTCAACCTCAATGGCGCTGGTGTAAGCCTCCGCCACCAGTTCGTGCAGACGGCCAAGTTTAGACTTGTGCGCTGCCATAAGTATCCCTTACTTTGTAGGGTAGAAGCGCCAACCAAAGAGGCGGACGCCGAGGAACATCAAGCCCCCGACGCCTAGGCCAACTACGGCCAGTACTGGGTTACTTGATGCGTTGATAACACAAGAGGCTAAGTCGGCATCTGCTACAGCGCGTACAACCTCGGTATCGTACGCGAGGTCATGCGCTGCACAGCAGTGGGACCACCACCCCTCAAACCACAGGGTACAGTAGTCCATTAGCCCGCCGTGAAGAAGCTAGAGCGGAACGCACCCCATACACGTAGGAACCCCAGATAGTTAGCGGGAGTTAGCACAAGTACGTTGCCGTTGTCGAACTGGAACGGGGTGCTGTTGCCAGCTTGAACCCACGGGGCAACTGCGGACAAGCCCCACATATCCTCTTTCGTAGCAGAGCACATGACACCCGCGAACTCTACGCCGGCCAGTTTGGCCGCTGTGACTACTTGCGCTGCGGCTGCGGCCTGCTCGGACTCCACCTGCTCGGCAGTCTTGGGCGGGTTGATATGGGCTGCCACTTCCTCGCCGGACATTGCTGTCATTGGAGTTAGTGGGTAGCCCTGTTCAAGTTGTTCATCGTCGAAGGCGAATACGGCGTTGGTTACATCTTTAAAGTAGTGCATCAGCGAAGCTCCTGCGCATTAACCGCTAGCACTGTTCCACCACCAGCGTTAGCCCAAGAATAGGTAGCCCCTGTAGGGATCAAGATTGAACCCCCGGCGTACGTACCGTTGTTACCTACACCCCCGCTAGGGTACAGCCCGCCAGCCCCTCCAACGGTAAACACAGGTCTTTGACCTGCCACCGAGCCGACGTAAGTCACCTGAAACACGATAGGCTTGCCGGTGCTGTTCGTGTACGTTGTTCCCTCATTACGGGCAACATACTGCCAGGTTTGACCCTGACCTACGCCGAGCGGTAAGTTAGTCAGCACCGCTTGCGCATTCGCACCCACTAAGAGCAACCGCCCTGCCGTCGCATCGGCGGCGCTGGTTTGCTTAGTTCCTGTTACCACTTCAACCCAAACCGTCCATGTGGCATCGTGCTTGGTGCGTGTCCACGTTCGTACGCCAGGCACAGTGTTGAAACACTCTGTGGCCACCTGAGACATTCGTGAGTTGCTACCGTTCCCGAAAACGCCCTCTGTCCTTACGGTGAAGGAGACTGGCGTAGTCCCAACCAAGCCCGTGCTTGGCCAGTTGAACCCAGCCGCTTGCGACTCAGTACCCTCTTGCGGGAGGAACCCGATAGTTGACACTGTATTAAGGTCGACAGGCGCGCCAGTGCTGCCAACTCCCAACCCAAACGCACCAACAGTCAGCAAAGCACCAGCAGTTGTATCTGTAGCGCTGGTCTGAACGGTAGGGCCGTACTCTAACCCGGTGGCCCCCGCATTTTGGCGTAGGACGCGGTTGGCATTCCCGGCAGCACTGGGTAAGTTTACGCTAGCGGCCCATGCCTCGGCATTAGTCTCTGCCAACTCGGCGGCTGTCTCACTAAGCGCTGCCGCAGCAGCACTAGCAGCAGCAGCCGTAGCCTGTAATGTGGCTGTCGAAGCACTGTTAGTAGCAGAGGTCGCACTAGAAGTAGCAGAGGCCGCACTAGACGTACTAATCCCCGCTTGGGTTGTAGCGGTACTTGCCGAAGTGGTGGCGCTATTGCTGGCAGCCAGTGCTGTAGTGGCGCTCGCGATAGCGGCATTGCGGGCTGCTAATGTCCCCAGCGCATCGTCGAGGTACTGCTCGTAGTTGATACCATCACCAGGCTCAGTACCGGCACCAAGGTTTTGCAGGCGGTAGCCGTGCATATCCAGATCGGTAAACACATCCTCTAGAGTAGAACCCTCGCGGGCCTCTTGGGCAATGTAGAGCATCTGACGGAAGTTCTCGTCCATAGTTGGATTGTCGAACGTAGCGCCAAGGGTAAAGATGTTTAGCACGTCGTTTAATTGCGTGCTGCGCTGGAGCAGGACTTCTAGAGTATCGGGTACTGGGACGGTAAAGCGAAGTAGCGAGTTGCTAATCCAGCTATAACCCACGTCGAGAACTTGTAAGACATCCGCAATGTATACGTTAATGTCTTCCTTATCTACGTACTCAATCTCTATAAGTAAGTCCTGCAACGTACCGTCACTGACGGCACGCTGAGTACTAAAGGGCATAGTGTTACTCCTTGAGGGCAGCGCCTATAGCGCGGACTCCGGGTATGATGGATAGGATGGGTGTGGCTTGTAGTGCACCAGAGGCGGCTTGTCCGCCATCCATAGATGCTACATCACCTGCAAGTTTGTACAGACGATCTACTGCGATAAGGCCGGGGGCACCGAACTGCTGCTTCTCCCCAGTAACCACGCCGAACACTTCCGAGAACAGGCCAAGGCTACCCATTTGACCGAACGCCTTAGCTATAAGCTCGTCCATGTCCTTAATAGGCTTACCCTGTATTACACTGTTAGCCTCGGTAGCTAGGAGTACCAGTGGGAACTGGTAGAGCATCAGTAGGGAGATACCGCTGAGACCGTCCCGGCTAATTGTACCGGCCAGTACTTTGTTGTGCGCGCCTAGTACAAAGCTACGGAACGTGAAGATGAACTTACCGACACTACTGAACTGTGCAAACGCTGGGATTTCCCCAGTGCGGTTACGTAGAACAGAATCATCCATCATCTTCTGTAGCGGGCCACGTACATCAGCCCACGTCGCGTCGGACCACTTACTCGTATCCATCCCCGCAGCCCGTAATTCTGGCTGGATTCTGGTCATTATATGTGGCTCTAACCCGTAGCTCTCAAGGGCTTTGATCGCTTTTTGATCGCCTGCACCAGCGTTGCGGAACGTGTCTACGACTAAGTTTGCCACTGTGCGGGCTTGGTGCGTCTGCACGTACTTCTGTGCATTTAAGTACGGCACAAGTTGCTGTGCCTGCAATAACGCGGCCTGTACAATGTCACTAGCCGGCACTTCAAAGTTGTCCTCCATGCGGTTAATGAACGGGCGAATGCGAATATCCGCTGAGCTATTGCGGCTTAGCACATCAGATAGTTGCGAACTAGTTGCCCGATCTGCGCGGCGTAGTTCTTTGAAAGTCACCTCCTTCATAGCAGCCCGCAGCGTCTTAAACGCCCCGAAGCGTGCCATCGCAGTAGCGTACTCGGTTACTTGCCATAAGCCCGAAGAGGCTAGACCAACCATGCGAGTTACCGCCTGTAGCTTACGCATTGCGTCTGGTAAGTCCTCACCAGTGGGGCGGCCTAGAATGGAATTCATTGTGTCATCAAACAGCTTCACGGCGTCTGCACGCTCTGCTACCGTTGGGATACTCTCAACTAAAGCAGTTCGCATCTTATCCACATCCGAGACATCCGGCATACCCTTACGGGCTAAGGCAATGCGGCCAGACACTTGGTCAAGGTAGCCCTCAGTTGCCCGTGTCATGTCCGAGCTTATCAAGTCTGCAACTGTAAGAACACTACCATCGGGCAAGGCAAGCCCCGCCTTCATGTCAATGTCAATGCGGTGCTTTAGGGTAGACATTTTACCTGCCTCGTCTACCACACCAGTTAGCACGTCCAGGGCACGCTGTAGCCGGTCGCCGCCTAGGCCAGCGCCTACTAAGATGTCCCGCACCTCCGCTGCCGCTGCGTTACCAGCATGGCTACGGAAGGCGGAGTCCTCGAAGTAGCCTTTACGATGCGCCCGGTCTAGGATAGCCTTGGCGATGTCGCGGCTAAGCGTAGCGTCCCACCCGTTAGCTCGGCGTATGCCCTGCTGTACAATCTGCAAGACAATCTTATCCGCTTCCTCGGTGGTACGCCCAGCCTGCATGAGCCTGGACTTGGCCTCGTCGATGTTGCTGATGTCCCACTTACGGCTAAAGTAGCCGGAGCTTTCCGCTATGACATCGGAACCCTTAACACCGGCTGCCTGCATTTCTTTAAGGGCGGCAGCATAGATTTTGTCTAGGGAGTCGGCCATTGCCTGTACAGACGCAGAAGACCTGCTAGGCGTTACAGAGCCTAGGCGCTTGTTCCGCTCGCGCAGCAGCATCTCAACCTGTAGCTCCTTTTCCAGCTTACGCTGGGTCTCCAAGGCTTCGCGGGGCTTTAGGATGCGGTTCTTGATGCCGGCCCCACGCGCCGCTAGTTCTGCTGTAAGTAAGTCCTCGTACCGGAACTGTAGGTCTGCCAGCCCAGCCCGCACAATGCGCGCCTGACTAACCACAGAGTCCCCGGCCATGTCTAGCGGATCATCTACTAGAGTGTTCGCAATCTCGCGGGCCTTGGCACTGAACGACGCTAATGTCTTGTGCAGGGACCAACTAATGCTCTTGCCTACATGCTCTTTATCCGCCAGCTTAGATATGCGGCCACGTAGTCTAACTGTGTCTATATCTGCACTTACGTTCTTCAAGGTGCCTCTGGTGTACAGGTTAGGTGCATCCGATACGGTCTTGGTCAGCTCACGCATGCGGTCATCAAGGGACTTAAACGTGGCGTTCTTCGGATCACGGGCGTATACCTGGGCGTCTGCCAGGACTCGTAAGGCTTTAGCACTTGGGCCTTCCAGACCCAGCACCTTAGCCACAAAGTCCATAACCTTGTCCCACACGGTTGCTTTAGGTGGGGCAAACGCAGGGGCGTCTGGACGCTGTAGGTCAAAGTTGGATGTGATGCCGCTGCGGCCACTGGCCCCAATCTCGTTGGCCTTAGCCCACTCGCGGAACTTGGGGGAGGTCATGGCATACGTCACGAACTCTTCTGGCTTCTTGAACACAGCGTCCCAGAACAGCGTATCGTTAGTCCCCTTGGTGCGGAGTACCGCCTGTACCTGGTCCCGCATATCCTTTAGCTCGCGGCGCATTGCTGGGTTACGGGTCATCTGCCTCTCTACGGTGGCGTGTACCAGTTCGTGCAGCGCTGTATCATTCCCCACGTTCTCACGTAGGAACAGCAGCCCGTTGTCTTCATCCCAGAAGCCCTTGGCGTTTGGGGATGTAGCTTGGAATGTGCTGTCCGTGCTTACCCGCACCTTTGCCAAGTTTGGGTTTGTGCTCAGGGCTTCCACCAAGTCGGCGTACTCTGTACCACGGAATGCTGTGCGTAGGTGGTCCACTAGCTCTGCACCTGTACGCATGCTCCCGGCTCCTGCTAAAAAACCATGCGGGGCCTTTGGTACTAGGCTGTCTGGGTTGTGCACTCGCATACGCTCTGCGATGTCATTGAGTACCTCAGAGGGGAACTCCGGGTCCGCCTTCGTAATCCCACGCCCTACGTTGTACAGGGTAGCTGTAGCCGCGCCGTTCAGCAGTGCGCCGCCTACAACTTCTAGGTCAGACATTGGGCGCTGTTCCTGCTCAATACGGCCCAGTGCGTACGTGCCTGCACCGGCGGCAGCACCCGAGGCTAGCCGCTCTGTACGCACGCTGGTGCTTAGTGCTCGGGCGGTGCGGGCAACTGCCACAGCCCGCCCAACACCGAGGCTAGCAACATCAATTGCCAAGTAGCCTGGATCAATTACCGCAGCAATAAACGCCACGAACGGGTTATCAGCAGCAGCCCGCTGCGAGTCACGCTGGCGCTCGATAACTTCGATCTTATATTGGTACTCAGCATGGCTCGTAGACTTCACCAGGAACTCTCGCTCCGTATCGTCCAGCGTCATCTGTACAGTGGGCAGTAGGCTACCAACCTTAAACTCTGGTTCTGGTTCAAAAGTAGGGCCGGCGAAGTAGTCGTACGCTTGGCGGGGCGACCACTCAGACACAACGGCACCAACGGATGCAAGGGTACTGGCACGCTCTCGGTTAGCCTCTACATTAGAAGCCTCCGCAATTGCTTGGCCTTGGGTGCCCGCCAGCACGGTGCTCTGTGGCACTTGTACTGGGGCCTTGTACGGGGCAGCGAGTGCAGACCCGGTATCTGATACTACCGGGTTAAACGTAGGTGCATCATAAATACTCGGGTCAACAATCATTTCTTCATAGCCTTCTTTAGTTTGTTAATGTAAACCTGTTGACGGTTATCGCCAAAGGCTTCAAAGCCGCCTTTACCGGACGGTGGCTTGTACGCCTGCAAAGCGGCCACTGCGTTGTCAACGTCACCCAACTGGATGTACGCCAGCATGTCGGGGTTACGTGCGGCGGCGGGTGACTGATACGCCAACTCACCGAAGAAGCGCAACCAGTCTGTTCCCTGCAAGCCTGTGCCCTCCATAACGCGGCTGGCGGTCTCGGCTGCACCATTTGACGCCTTCATAAACGAGTCGTCAATCTGCTTCTGACTGTACGCACCGAAGGCACCCTCTGGCTTCTCAAAGAAGCCGCCACTCTGGCTAATGCCTACTCCGAACGCCTTGTTGCCTTTTACGACCTTACCGTCACCGTACGCAGTTCCGCTAATGCCTTCACTGGCTACGATGTCGTCCCGTAGTGCTAGCATAGGCCCCGCTGCAAACCCCGCAGTGTTCTGGCCGTTGAACTGCACAGAGGCACCGTTACGGCTTACAATCTTACCCGGCCCAGTCTCGGAGGAGCTAGTGGCAGCGTCCGTGTCTAGCTTATCCTGTACACGCGCCCCAATAGACTTAGGGTCTAGCATACCAGAGCTTACAGATGCGCCCTCAGAGTTTGTTATGCGGTAGGCTAGGGGTGCACCGGGCAACTTGGTACGGCTCCACTCGATGCGCTGCCCCTTCTCAAGTGGGATTACATCGTCTATAGCTTTGCTGATGTAGCCGGCATTGGCTATCTTGGGTGCCCCGAAGTAGTGGTGGATGTTTTCACCCTCCGGCATAAAGATAGGCCCGCTGGATGTGCTAATTGCACGTGCAGCAGCCGCAGCCATTGCTTTGTCTTGGATAGAGCTATCAGATAGGAAAGGACTGAGGCGGCTAATGCGGTCGAACTCTTCTGCGAGTACTACCTTGGACGTACCTGTAATAGCTGCTACCCGGTCCTCGTCATCGCTCCACAAGCCCTGCTCGGGTCGCAGTACACTAGAGACACCAAAGTTACGGTCAATGACCTCGTAGAACGAAGTAGACTCGAACTCTTCTATCATCTTAGTCTTGGCCTTAGCAAGCCTAGGCTCCTGCCCAGTCTTCTCAGTAGAGCGCTGGCGTGCCCAGCTTGCGGCTGCAAGTGGGTCCGATATACCAACCTCCCGCTGCGCCTCCCGCATCAACAACACCATATCCTGACTCTCAGAAGACAAGCCCCCAAGCATGTTCGTGTAAGCACCGGGGTTATTAACCTGTGCTTGGTCAATAGCCTGTACAAACTGGTGTACCATACCAGCCGACTCTACGTCCATGTTTTCGCTAAAGCCTAGGTTTCCAATAGAGGGCTGTAGTAGTTCCCCGGCTTTAGTGCACGCTGACCCCATGCCGGCATTACAGATACCAAGCAAACCCTGTATTGTACCTTGGAATGGCTGCCCCTCTTGTAGTTTCAGCCATGCTGCAAGGCCGTCTGCCTGTCCGCCACCCAACTTAACTATCGTGGGGAAGTCGGCGGAGCCGTACGCTAACCCCATTGCAGTGTTTGGTTGGTTCACGGCCTTAGCAGTGTGGTAGCTTTTAAGGATACTACCGTACCGGCCAGAGTCAATAAGCCCCTCGTTAAGCGCAATGTCTAGCTGTTGCTTCAACTGCGGGTACTCAATCGTTGGGCCGGGGCCGTCTTTGTCAGCCCATTCAGCCTGCTGGAGCGACATGGTATCTTCGAAGGATGCAGCGCGGACGCTCTTAGTGCGCCCGGCAGCTTTACGCTGTGCCGTGTCTACGTCGATTTGGTCGTCGAACGTGAGCTGCTGCATGATGGTGCCGGACTTACCACCTGGAAAGTCAAACTGCTGGTTCTTTAACAGCTCGTACACTTGAGTGTTATCGGAACTAGCCGCGTACACCAAGGCTTCTTTTGTAAGGGCTATCTTGTTGGCAGTCGGCAATTTATCGTTTAGCCACACCTGGGTGTACAGGCCAGAGGCAAATGAGTTGCTGGCCGCTTCGTACGCCTTGAAGTCATCCTTAGTACGGTCGAGCTGGCCCCGGAGCGCCCCGAAGGTTCCACGTAGTGAACCCTCTTCCTTCTGTATCACATCGTTTGCGTACGCGGCAGTAAACTCCCGCTGGGCCGTGTACAGGTCCGTGGCGTTCTGTGCGAACATCGCCGCACGTTGCTTACGGCTAGTCCCGGAGTACGACTGCACTAGCTTGCTCTGCTCTGCTGCCATGTAGCTGGCAAAGGCCGCTTTGGGGTCGGGCTTGGTCAGGGCATCCTGCATCGCCGCTGGTAAGTTATCCGTGAAGGCCGCTTGAGCAATACGGCTCTGTGTGTCGCGGAACCCCGCCTTAGCCCAGTCAGATGTGAAGGGGCTAGCCGCTAGGTCAGCCTCCGACTCTATGACCGATGCTTGGCGTACGCCGTCTAGATACGCCTCTTCCTTCTGCACCTCCCACGCCTGTCCTGCTAGCTGTGTACCAACCTTGACTACTGAGTTAATCAGGAGGTCGGCGGTACTAGGCGCGTCTGTGAACTTGCGTACGTTCGGGGCTTTGACTGCCCCACCGCTACTCTGCCGAATGTCTGGGGCTGTGGCCTTAGCCACTGCTCCGACCGGCTGTGAATCACGTAGTACCGCCATGTGTATTATCTCCTAAAGGATGCTGTTGGTTGTGCTTGGGCTGTTGGTGCATTACCTAAGCCTAGGCTCATTCTAGAACTGGCGTACGTACCAGCTACGCTAATGAGCGCATTCCCCAGGATAGCCCCGTCGCTTGGGCCAGTTGCTTTGACGTAATCTACTAACTTGTCTTGGCCGCCTTGTATGAGGTCGTGCAGGGCTGTGTTGTAGTTAAAGGCTTCAATCTCATTGTCGAGCTGTAGATCACCACGCGCACGCTCAAACTGTAGCTGGGCGTCACTGCGCACAGCGTCAACGCTAGCGCCCACGTTACCGGAGGCTGCTGCGTTGTTGCTGGATGTGGAGAGGGTCTGCAACTCCGCTTGGCCAATGTCGGCCCCGCGCTGGGTTAGTTGTCGAATCTTCTGCCCACGCTGGATGTTAAGTAACCCTACCTGAAATCCGGTACGATTCGTGTTGTCCGTGTTAGCCTCGCGGATGGCTTTGTTCTGCGCAGACTGGGCTTTATACTGGGCGTTGCGTTCCTGCATCTGCCCCAGCATTGACAGCCCACCCATAGCTAAGAGTGGCCAAACCATAATCTATCTCCGTGTAATCCTCTGGTTGTACCGACACACGTAGTCAATAGCCACGACGTTTAGTTCTCCTAAACCCTCCGTGAATATTTGAAGTGATGTGCTGTCAGCGTTAGTACGTGCTGGGATGATGGCCCTAGAATAGTCTGCATACCGGGCGTGCCCTAGGTCTAGTTCCGCACTGCTCCAGCGTAGGGTGCCTTGCGTTTGCAGGCTCTCGTACTGGGCTGTGTCCGTAACAGCTATCTGGAACTCCGAGCTATTCTGTGTGTTCACCCCGTAGCGTAGTACGGTTAGTTTATTGCTGTCCATCTTTTGACCGTTGCGGTCCTGCATCTGCGGTGGGGTTGGGCTTAGCAAGGAGCGGTAGGGTAGTCCAACAGCTACTACACCGTTGCGGTATGAGCGAACTGTGCGCCCTACACCCGTACCTGCATCAATGCTTTCGATCCCAACCAACTCCCCGGCTAGGTCTCCGGTGGTTTGGCTGAGCTTGACCTTATCCCCGATTGAGGGGTCAAACAGTAGCATCCAGGCCGGGAGTGTGAACACGTTGTCAACCACGGTGACGTTCGTGTAGATGTCGAGGTATGGCCGCCGGCCACTTGCAAACGATAGTACACCTAGTTTCGGGTCTACCTTAGTACCGATAAGACGCCCATTGCGGACAAACAGGAAGTTCACAGACTCACCTGAGAAGTACGTGGTGGCTACGTCATACGCAAAGTCCCACCGATGCCAAGCCTGTTGTACCTTCTCGTCACCGGACCATAGGTACTGGTACACGATGATACCCCGCTTGTCGCGGCTCTGCCCGAACGTCACCATACTAGCTACAGAAGACGATGCGCTGAATCGGCAGCTACCCGCCATGTACTTCGGCAAGTGCGCAGTGGCCTGGTTCGACACGTACTGGCTGTCCGTGTACTGGGAGCTTATCATTTCCAGCACGCCAAAGAAGTCTGCGGACAGCGGCGTCGGGTACAGCATAGTGCGGCCAATGGGCAGCGGCTCAGAACTCATGTCAGCGCTGAATGTGCTGGTGACAAGTACCGTGGCGTTGCGCGGGGTAATCGCCTGATTACTACCGGGAATAAGCGCCTGATACTTCGCGCTGAATAGTAGCAAGTCTTTCTGGAACGGCACGGCATACTCATACGTCGCGGAGCTATTAGCACCCGAGCCGATAGCGATAGCATCCTCGTCTAGTAGGCTGGTCACTGTGCTGCGCATGAACCGACGAGACTCGCGGCTACTGCTGAGTACTACTTGGGCACCAACTAGCAGAATGAACCTGCCCTGGTACGTCCCAATCCCCGTAATACCGTTCAGCACAAACTTTGGAATGGGGTTAGTGTCGTCGTCCCCAGCTAAGCGGCCCTCGAAGGGTATATCTAACAGAACCCAACTGGTAGTGCTCTGGTCGTACCGCAAGGATACGGGCATACTCGTGATGCCCGAGGGTGAGTTGTATGCGCCAGTCTCCAACCAACTAATAGTAGCAGCCTCATACCGATAGTATGTTAGTACCTTCTGCTGCCCAACGGCTACAATGTACCCGTCAGCCACAGTTGGTAGGCTTGCCGGTAGGTTGGACTCCGACCGCACCTTGCTTGCCCCCGATGCGGATACGTACAGCGCACCAGAGTTAGTGTTCGTGACAAGGCGGGTTACATTAGTAGCACCCGCGAAGTACAGGTATGGCCCCTCTCTAGTTACCGTTACCCCAATGGTTGCTATCCCGGCACCGGCCAGGTTGGTGGCTATGCTGGCTGCTATGTTCTCTGGCAGCGCTGCTGTCGCGGCACCCGCCTCTGATACTGCCGGGGTAGTGTACCTGCCGGTAATCGTGCCCAGGTTAGTCACAACAACCACATCAAAGGTCTTGCTGAAAGTTCCGGTGCTGATGTAAGCAAAGCCCCGCCGGTTGGGGGTTATTACTCCGGCCAGTGGTGGGGTCAACTCCGGCATAATGCTGGTGTTTGCAAAGAAAAGCTCGTCACTAACAGTGGCCGCTTTGATCTGGCTGGTGTTGGTGGCGATCAGGTAGTCATTCTGTAGTGTCGCCAGCAGGTCGTAGTTGTCGTTTAGAATCAGTATAGTCCCGCCGTTGGTGCACATAATGACGTTCACTTTGAACCCACTGATGTCCACGTCCCACGCCTTGATGCTGTCGGTAGTGGCCAGGGGTAGCGGGTAGCTGTACTGAAACTCAGCGCCCGGTCTACGTCTTGCGTTAGTCACCGGATCAGACAGCATGTTTACCTGGGCCGCTACCTGACCGGGTAGGCGCATGCGCGGAATCTGCTGGGACACGCCTTGTAGAATACTGTCGTACGAGCCTTCAAAAGAGGACATGATTAACCTCGCATTGCGTTGCGGATACGTTGGTATCTCCGCGACTTGCGGGTTCCGTACCGCTTGTTTCGTAAGTGCTCAGCACCGGCTTGCGCCTCTGCTACGCTCATTTTATATTGCCACTCGCGGACTACTGCCTCTAGTCCGATGTCGGTCAGGTAAACCTCAACCATCGCCGTGTACAGCACTAGGTACGCTACAGACTCCGGCAACTCTTCAAAGGCAACTCGCACGCGGATGCGCCCTACGATTGGCTCGTCAAACTTGAAGGAGTTAGTCAGGGTATTGTAGAAGCGTCTGCCACGCACAACCGGGCCGCTCTCGTCTGGTAGAAACTCCAGAGTATCTGCCGGTACGCCAGCAAACTGCTCGCTGTCTGGGTACACGGTGTACTGGTACTCGTTGAACCACCACCCACGCATTAAGATGCTGTCGGCTGTTGACTCCATAACTGGCAGAATAATCCCCAGTGTTGGGTGCTTTAGGTTCAGGTTCGTAACCGGGTGCTCACCTAACTTTGGCAGTATAGCGTTCACTGCTTTTAGTAAGTCCATCACTACCTCAAAAAAAAAAAGGGAGCCACCAATTAAGGCGACTCCCTGATTACTAATTACCGATTAGTCGCGGAATGCAACACCCACACAATCTGGGCGGTACTGACCAACGGTGTACATGTGGTACGAGTCGAGTACCGACTGGAACTCTTTAGGATCATCCCACTGACGTACGGTCATGGACTTAGCCTCGACAGTAACCAGAGCCTTGCTCGGGATGAACAGGATCATGCACGCCTTGGCCTCAGCCGCAGACACGTTGAAGCTGGCACCGAGCACGTGCGCGGTAATGGCTGCCTGTGGGAAGCGCGGGGTCTCCATGACGCGGACACCGTTCAGCACACCAACACGACGCTTGGAGAAGTCGTTAGCGCCGTCGCCACCTTGGAACTCTACGTTCATCAACTTCTTATGGTCGGTGAGGACGGAGAACTCGTCGGGCTGTAACAGGGTTACGAAGTCGGCGTCGCCCATGTCGCGCTTGATGAATGCGGTCAGCATCTTCTTGTGCTTCTGCACCAGAATCTCGGCTTTGGCCTCCGGGTCCACTTCGGCAGTGTAGCCGGTGAGGGTCTCGACGATGCCGTCGTTGAATGCCGGCTTCAAGTGGTCGGGTGCAACGAATGCGCCGGACTTGATAAGCTGGATGATGTGAGCCTGGTCGAACACCTTAGCGTGTGCGGTGCCGTGCTCGCGGCTGTACTCCGCTTGGAAGTCAGGCGAGGTCCAGTCGTCTTGGTAGTCGAACGGGGTGCGGATGTAGCTGGTAGTGTCAACCGACACCAGCAACTTGTCGTTCGGAATGCGAGCACCGTCCAGGGTCTCACCGGAGCGGCGGCCCTTAACAGTAGCCGCACCGATGCGGTCGCCGCGCCATGTGTTCGACTGGTTCATTACGGACTTGAACTTGGTCAGGCCACCAGTGCGGAACATGGAAACGACGGTGAAGGAGCCTTCAATGTCGCCCTCGTACGCTTCGAGGTGGATGTCAATATCAGCATCAGCGCCGGCCCAATGGTCGCGGGACAGAGCTGCTTGGTTGTATACTGCGGTCATGGTGCTTCCTTAAATTTAATTGTGTGTTGTTTAGGGTGCGAGTGCACCCTGCACCTTACATACCCTGTTGCTTACCCTGATGACGGCGAATGAATAGCTCTTTACGGGCGTCTTCAAAACCACGGTCATTCGGATTGAGCTTGGAAATAGCCTGCTTAAAGCCGTCTTTGTCCAGCGGTGCTACGCCTACAGCGCCACTCTGCCCATTCAGCAAACCTGCTGGGTCGAGGTGTGCACCGGCTTGGCGTACGTGATCCATTACCATATTGCTCGCCTGTTCAATCAGAGCTGGGTTGCGGGTCTTTAGCATGCCCACCATATAATCTACGGTAGACTTAGGGACACTCTTAGCGAAGAAGCTAACAGCAGCATCCCAGTTAGACTCGCTACCAAACTTTGTGTAAACGGTCTGCTCAAGGCGGGTATCAATTTCGTCTTGGCGTGCTACTACGGCTTCCGCTGCACTTCGGAGGTTGGCGGCGTTAGCACCACCGGCCTCTGCAATGTATGCGAAGTCGATCAGCGTTGCGTCACCCTCTGCGATTGCTCGCCCTAGTGCTCGGTCGTAGTCCAAACCATTGCCAGTGATTACAGACTTGAACGCATGGATTACCGGGTCTTGGCCTGCTTCTAGTGCCGCTGGGGGCGTTGCTGGAACAGGGGCCGCTGTGGGCTGAGCCGGTGCTTGTGCACCTTTAAGTGCAGCCAGGAGGCTAGCCAATTCGCTAGTACTCTGGGCTGGACTCTGGGGTTCTGCTGGCGCTGGTGCTTGCTCAAACGTAGGCACTGGCGCTGGGTTAAACGGTGCTGGTGCGGGGGCGGGTGGGGCTGCGCCTCGCTGGTGTACTAAAGAACCCGCCGGTGGTTGGGGAATGCCACCGGGGCCTACTGGAATTGATTGTGCGGTCATGCTAATCCTTACGAGGGTTGGTCAAGTTCCGAGATAGCTTGTGCTGTTTCTGCACCAGCCTGTGCATTGACTAATTGATTACGGCCTTCTGTCTCGGCTGCTGTAGCGTCGTCTTCTGCCTTTAGTTGCGCATTAGTCTTCAAGAAGTCGTCGGTGGGTACATTGGAGAACGCCATGACAATCTGGAAGAGCTTATCCGGGTCTACCTTACGAGACAACTGAGTGAATGCTGGGATGATTACAGACGCATCTTGCGCCGCTGCTAGCATGTTCTGTAGGTCGATACTACGCCCTAGGGCTGGTACGCCTGCAATGATGTCTAGCTTAATGCTGTCGTCAAGAATACCAGCTAGGGTAGCCGGGTTCTCTTCGTGCATCAGGATGTGCGCAAACGGCACTTGCCATGTATCTGACAAGGACGAGTAAGCCCCACCTAATACGTTGTCAGCTTCTTGCGCATCGAGCCGTAGCTCAAACGCTGTAACCCGCTCGGCATTACGAGTGTTCGCTTTCCACATGAACGCACGTGCAAGGTTCCCGAAGGTCTCTTGCAGCTCTGCTCGCATGGCTATCAACTTCTGAGCATCACCGGCTTCGTGGGCTTGCACAGCACCTATCGCACCTTGTACGTACTCGCCAGATTCGCTCTGTGCTAGTTCGTCAATGTCGGCACCAGTACCGGGAGCTACGAGGTGAACCACCTTCATAATCTCAATCCCGTACAGGGTTGCCGCCTCCGACCCATCGGACAGCTTAGCGAATCCGCCAGCGTAGTCCTCAACTAAGCCACGACCGTAGTTCTCACCAGCGATAAGATTCCAAGTCACCACTTGCCAAGGGCATAGGTGTTCGGGGTACGTACCGGGGGTGCCTACGGGTAGTTCGTCTGCTTGTTGAGTCACCTCGAAGTACACGCGGCCAGTCTTACCGATCTTCCGCTCGATGCGGGTGAACAGCTCAACTGGGGGCGCATCATCGGGGCGTCGATATTTATTTGGGCTAGCGATGCGCAAGGCTCTTTGCACATCCGGGGGTAACGCTTCGATGTAGGACTGTTCGCGCAGGACCGTATCTAACAGTATACCTCGCCCATCACGACGGACGGAGAAAGACTGTAGACCATAGGTGGTGCAGCGTTGATCCTTTGAGTCTCTGTGCACTAGCACGTTGCCGGTAACAATCAGTTGCCGGGTTGCCTGTACAAGCTGTGCGTACGATGCGTTCCTGAACAAACGCTTGCACGACTTTAGTACTAACTTAGCAAACTCAGATACCAGGGTGGTCTCGTCCACACCTCGGGCCGTAGCCCGCTCCCGCACTGCATCGCTAAGCTCGGCCTCGTAGAACGGGCGGCTAGCGGGGAACAGCAGGGAAGTCAGCTTAGCTGCGAGGTTGTTCACCAGCAGCGGGCCAACTTCTTGGTAGTCACGCTCTAGCACAACACCACGCCCGTTACTCATTAGAGTCATGTCGGCCATGAGCTGCGGCAGTGTCCACTTGGCGTACTGCGTGCTTTTCATAATGACCGACTCGTCCCGGTACTTTAAGAACCGGGATTTATGGGACAGTGGTTTGCTCATTACAGACCTCCGAGGGCCGCCGTTAGACCACCGACACGCCGCTTCTTTGTCGGGTCAGTAGACACGCTGAACTGGTCAGCACTACCGCCAGCCACGACGTTTGCAAGGTTCTCACCGCGCAGGTCAGCGGCCATGTTGTCTTGGGTAGTTTGCAGTTGCATACGCTGCTGCTCTTGCTGTTGCCGTGTCAACTCCGCCTGCTGCTTTGCGTCTTTCTCAGCGTCATCGCTCAAGTCACCGAACAGGCCGGCCTTGCCACCGATTGTTTTACTGACCAACTTCTTAATCTTCTTGCCCATCGGGATACCTCACTTTGGTGTAGCGCAGACTGTACGTGCCTAGGCCAGTACGCTGTGTGTACGCCACGATGTTATAGTTTAGGGACCGCGCCAACTCTTTGATGGCGCGCTGTAGCTTCGTGCCTACAGCGTATCGGTATTCTTCCAGTACAAACCGCCACTGCACGGATAGGCATGCGCCCACGTGGTCGTCATCATCCGGTACTACTACTGCCATACCTATGAGGCGGTCACCAGTCAGCAACCAGATTTCGTACCTATCGTTACACTCAATAGAGTGCACGATGGCCTGCACGGCTTCCGACTCGGTACGCTGCCACACTAGCTCTGGCGCAGCCTTTACGAATTCGCCTGCTAGGCCACCGAGGATGCACCGAACACCCGCCCGGTGCAGTACCGTTCTAGTGCGTATCTCGCTGCACTCGGTCACGGATAACCCCCATTACTGATTGCTGCCCAAAGTACGTACGCATTTCCGCTTCTGTAGCAGAGGCAGGTAGCACTAGGGTAGGGAATAGCTTTTCAAGTTCCTGCACCTGTTTCAAGGTGAAGTTTACAGCTTGGAATTTATGTGTTGTCATTATATGTGGCTCTAAAATTGAGGGTGTTTGGATAGAGCCACATAAAGTGACATAGAGTCACAGTGGCTCGCAGTAGCTAGCAGAAGAAGAACTCAGAGGTCCTAACACCAGATAGGTCCAGGGAGCCCATGATAGGAGCCTCTCCCGGTACACCAACGTCGAACAGAAAGCTAGACATGATATGCCTATCCGAGTAAAGAGCAATGAACTTCTCCCGGAGACTCTTGTGTAGTTCATCAACGTCACAGGGGTGTGTACCGAAGCTATCATGGATACCTACCATGGACAGGCCCTTGGACTCCATATCAAGCGCTGTGAAGGTAAGGTGAGCTGCGTCGAGGGAGTGCACGAAGTTAGGTGCAATAGCATTCTGCATCTGTAGTGGTCTGATACCGTCGGTGGGTTCGTGCACTAGCATGGTACGTACACCGCATGAGCGAAGCTCTACACGAACTTCGTCAAAGGCTTGGTAATCATGCTGTACTAGGAACCCTGTTGGTGTCTTCCACTCCATGCGCCGGCCCTTGGGTACACGCTTAGCTACATTGCGTAGCCAGTGCATACCGTACTCAGCCGCCGGTACAGTACTGCCAATCCCCTGGAACAACTTACGCGCTAGGTAGATGCAGCATGTGAAGGCAGTAACTCCCACGGGGAATGTGCCGCCATCGTCCTCTACAGTCTTTAGCACGAACTGGGCCGTACCTCGGAGCGTAGCACCATACACATAGGTCATAACGGGCTTTTTCGCCATGTTACGACTGACCCCGTACTCTAACCAGAAGGTAGCCATTAGCTGTACCTCTAGGTCTGTACTCTTCAAGTCGCAGCGTATAGCCTTTAGTGCGTTGTTGCCCACCTCCCCATAGATGTCGTTCTTAGGCCCTACGAATGAATCATCGTACAGGTTGACGAACTTCCCGCCAACTGGGTCACGCAGCATCGCTGAGAAGTGCTGGATTCCAGAGCACGTAGCGTCCATGTGCACGGGTACGCCTGTCTCGTACTCCCACGGGTTCGGGCTACGCAGGGCCTCCCTAAGCTCCCACGCGGCAGTGAACATACACCAGGGTGAGTCGTCCCCGAACACGTCAGGGTGGTCCTCTGGGGCGTCCAGCGCGCTCTCAATACGGGGCCACTGTGCCTCTGTCCACGCGGCTCGGTCAGCAAAGCGTGCCTTGTCGTACCCGAAGTTGGACGCAACGGCAACCTTCAACCAGAACAGACCACGCTGGCCAAGTGGCTTCTTCGTGTGCATGTGCAGCACGGCTTTGGCTAGGTCAGTGCCCTGGGGGTTCGGGCTGCCTCGGTAGTAGTAGCGGTTGCGGGTGTCCATGAACACTGGGAACCAAGTAGGCTCACCCGGCGCACAGACCGCGCTATGCCGGACGAACCCGCTTATCTCCTGGGTGCGGCTGCGCCACTCGCGGATGTCGTCGTAAGCCTCAGCGGCCTTACGCTTCCACACGGTCAGTAGCTCCTGCTGCTCTGGGGTAGCCTCGGATACCTTGAACTCTTCGCCTAGGGGGAACACGGGGATTGCTGGTGGGTTCTTGTTCGGGACTCCGAGTACGCCGCCACCCGCCATCCATACCTTGCGGATAGCATCGAATGTTGGCTGGTGCACGGTATGCGCAATGCTTTGCAGAAAGTTAGCACACCCGAATACGTGCGGCATGTTCTCTGCTGTAAAGGCACTGCGAAGGCGCTCTCTCTCCGCCTTGCGGATACGGCGTAGGCTCATAAGTGGCATGTTGAACTTACGCCGTGGGCTGTAGTACCCACCGTCATTTAGGTTAGTCCACGGCTCGGGTGGGCACTGCATACCACGGGTGCCGGGGTCTACGAAGTGGCGCACATCGTTCAGCCCGTAACCCGACAAGAACTCCCACACTTCATCCACTAGCTCGTATATAAGGAGGCGTCCCTTGCTACCCCACGTCCGGGTTTGCTTGACCATACCAGCCTGTATGCAGGCGTCGATCCCGAACTTACCGACCTGCATAATCTCGGACTCGCTCAGGCGGGACTCTACACCCTCCTTCATAACCTGCTTGTACGCATTCATGTACACACCGCGAAGGTGGTCCATGTCTGTAGTCTTACGATCCTTGATCTGCTCATGTATCCGCTGCATGTACATTGGGTTGACCTTCTCAGCCTCCCGAATGCGGACCTCTAGTTCGATAGCACGGCCTAGCTGACCGGCCAACGACTGCAATGTGACGGGCTTGTTTGCGTAGCGCATGCTAAGGGCACGGACGCACACCCGTATGCTAAGTGCTGTAACTACCTCCAGGGGTATTGCTTTGATCCAAGAGCGGACACGACCACCAACGCCGCGTGCTTTGCTTTCCTGCACAGCGGCTAAGGATAGGCTCACCTCGGAGTACGCGCTAGCCATAAAGCGCTGAGCACGCGGGAGTGTGATGTCACCTTCAAGAGCATCCTTCCGTAGTTGCTCCAACTTGGCGGCTGCTGCGGCTGTGTCCGACTCTACTTCGTATTGGTACTGCTCTTGAGGTGACAGCATAACTTAGAGTACTACCCCGTATGTGGCTACGATGTCTGCAATAAGGTCTTCCGATAGGTCGACCAGAGTGTGACTTTCCTTTGCTGCGGACTTGTACTCTGCTAGCACAGTACGAGCACGGTCAATGTTGCCGGTCTCCATACAAGCCAACAACTCACGGCGTACGTGCGTATGCACAGACTGGCTAGGTGTTAGTTGACGATTCATTTGGTATCCTTATCTAGTTCGAGTAGGAACAGGGAGTTGGTGGCTACATGGGCCAAGTGGGGTAGGCCCGACTCTGGGTCCAGTAATTCACCAGCCTCGTATGCTGCGAGGTGTCGGTACATAGCATCGCGGTAGCGCTCTTGCCCGGACTCTACCTGCCGCCAAGAGTCCGCCTCGTATTTCCGCGCCCCGAATGTAAGGACGGCCACTACCGTACTCAGGGCGTACGCCATGCCGTGCATCATTAGAGTCCAGCGGGGCTTGTCACCGTCAAACTTCAAGCCGCCCCCACGACTGGCGGGGGTTGCTGGGGGTGTTACTGGGGCACTACTCGGGGGTTTCTTCATACCGTTACCTAGGTTTGGCGGTTCGATAAACCGCTCCATGCCAATGTGGAACTTACACGTGCTTGCCATTGGCGCACAGCTCTCACCGCAGCCGGGTAGGCCACAGACACTCATAGCTCACCAATCCAGCGGCCTTCGGTATCCAGCACCATAGGGATAAGCATAGGCCGACCCCGCAGGATAATGCTGCAACCGAGTACCGGCTTACGTAGGGTATGCTTGCCATAGGCAAAGGCTAGGCTGTCCTTGTCAATCAGGCACCCACCGTATGCGCCCCAGTATAGGCAAGCGCTGCTGGCGCTGTACTCTACGCTGTAGTTACCGTGGTTGTGCCCGACCATCAGGTTGCACTGGTTGTGCGCTGCATCGACCAGCACTGACCCCGAGGCTTGGTGCTTGAACAGCACATCACCCATCGGGGTACGCACACGCCAGCTCTCTGCCCAGACCCAGCCTTCACCGTCGCCGTTTGGAAACAGGATGTCGCGGTAGGTCTTGAGGTACTGCACAGGGATACCGTGCGCCTTGGCCTTGCGGTAGTGCATGCTGCCGTGGTTTGAGTCGCACAACAACTGGTTCGGGAACACAGCAGCCAGTGCCGACAGGAACAGCTTGGCTTTCTCAAGCTCAGCACCCGCGCTGTCTAGGTTGGGGTCGCTGTCGTGGAAGCTCATAGCGTGCTTGTCTGTCTCGTCGCCGGCGTTGATAATCAGGTCCGGCTTGAACGCCTCGGCCACGGCCTTAACGAAGGCGATTGTATCTTTGTGGTGGTACGGGGCGTGCTGGTCCGGGATGTGCAGGATGCACTCGTACACGCGGTTGGGATCGAAGCTGCCGTGGTAGGTTGGCAGACCTTGGGGCACTGGGTCGGGAGCACGGAGTACGCGGGCCTGCTTTAGCTGGCGGTCGGTCTTGGCCATGTTGCCGCCGTTGTCGGCGAATAGCTTACGCCAGTACTTCACGTTCTGGCGGGATACGAACACCTTAGTGTGCTCTGGCAGTATCCAGTTGTACCCAGCAGCAGCGGCTACGTTGCATTCTTCTGCTGCGAGTACTTCGCGGTGCTGTTCAAGGGTGAACAGCCGCATCAAAGAACCTCTCATTGTCCTTCCTCTTTGTACTTAATGATGGCGTCTACAGTGGCTTGGTCCAGCACTACCATGTCAGGATCACCATTCGGCTGGTTGCTGTCCTGCACTACGATGATGTCACCGTCAGTGTCAACACAGATATGCGTTTTGTACTCACCAACCATACCTTCAAACAGATCAACTCGCATTCTTAACCCTCACTCTGGCTCGGCTCTCGGCTGCTCGCTTACGCGCCTTTAATTTATCGGCTTGTGCTTTCTCTTCGGGGGACTTGTGGCTGTGGTAGACCATGCCTGTACCCGAAGTCTTCCAGTAGTGCAGGAGGCGCTCAGTGTACGCAATGATAGCGTCGTACGTGTTCACCTTAGTACCCCAACGGCCAATGGCATTCGCTGCCTTGCCTTCTGCCGCGTTACAGCTACGGTGCAGGATGCCGCGAATCTCCCCGGTGTCGTGGTTGTGGTCCACCACACCCTCACCCTTGAGCGTCAAGTCTACCGGCAGTACGCACAGTGGGCACAGCCCGCCTTGCTCCGCCAGTAGCTTCTTACGATACACCGGCATGCTTGTTCTAGCTAGCTTACGCATCCTGTGCCCATCCACTCACGCAAACTACAGTCTTCGACGAAGGCAGCGTTTGCTTGGCTAAGGTTGAACGACTTGATGTAGTCATACACGTGATCCCTCGGGTGTTGTAGTAGGTGCAGCAGGAAGCCCTCTGCTAACACGTTCTGGTCTATCTCGCGGTACGCATCCACAACTAGGTTAGCGGCAACGTCCCGGCAGCGCACTGTAGCTAGGGCCTCTAGTCCACCACGATCACCACACAGCTTACCGTGTAGCCTGAGCACTCCCTTGATATTGTCGGCACCATCCCCGGCTAGCATCTGCCACCAGAAGAAGATAGGCCCACGGCCAATCACCTTTAGGATTCCCGATGGGGTGAAGGTCTCCTGCAACCAGCCGTGCGGCTCAGCCCCTTGTATCTGTCCGAGCTTCTGCTCGTAATACAAGTACGGGGTGCATCGCAAGTCCTTATCATCAGACCACACTACGCCGCCGTCTTTGAGTTGGTGCGCCTGAATAATCATGGCGTCGTCCGCCTCGATCTTGTAGTGCATCTCGACCTCGAACTCCGGTAGCCAGTTCGTGCGGTCGGTCATAGCGTCACGCAGTAGCTCCAGCAGGGGCGGTTTGCTCTTATCCTTGCGCTGGCCTTGGTACGGCTTGGCAGCAAGCACATGCCCCCTGCCGTTCTTGTGTGAGGTTCGGTGCGTTAAGTGTACAGTAGCAGAGCTACAGCCGGTCATCATCAACTCGGTTAGCACTGCTGACTGGTAGCGGCGCACCGCCGTATCCAACCGTTTCGAGGTAGCCGCAGCGCGGTACGCTGGACCATCCCCGTCTAGGATCAGAACACGCCCCGCCTTAATGCGGGACATATCCTGTTGGGCGGCCTTGACCTTGGACAGATCAAGACCCCGGATCGTCATTGTCACTTAGCGTACAGGCCGACACGGGCGATGCTGGTGTGCGGGTACAGGTACATCGTACCATCATCCAGATGCACCTTGAGGTAGGCCATATCTGTACTCACCACTCCCCGTGCGTTAGTGAACTCAGGGCCTTCAAAGTCAGCCGGTGTCTCAACGCCGCGTTTTAGGCGCATTGTCACAGCTTGCTCACGGTTGTACGGGTTGAGTGTAATCTTAACTCGCATGGCTTAGTCCTCGTCTGGGTTTGGCATGGACATAGCAGATGGTGTGCCGCCGTCGAACGGCACGTCATCCGCCGGGGCTGCGGCCATATCAGGTTGGGCATTGTCTTCTGGCGCGGGGGCCTGCTCTTCCTTGGCTTTCTTGTCGTACGTGGTGGGCAGGCCCTCTTCCAGCAGCATGGACTCCAAGTCGGAGCCGACGAAGTTCAGCGCGTCTAAGCAGCGGTTCTTATGGAAGTCACGCAGTACAGTCCAGTTCTCCTTGGTGGGGTAATCCCACAGCAAACATACCAGCAGCTCTTCATCTAGTACCGGGCACTCGTACGGCTTCTTGGTGCGCAGGTCGATGGGCGGTAGGAAGCCAGCCTTCTTGATACCAGACTTGGTTTCCTTCTTACCCACACCGCCCTTGAACTGCTCAATCTCTACCATGATTGGCCGACCAAGCAAGTCGATCCAGGCAGTGCTCTGGTTGTCCCAGTTGAGGGACTTAAACACCTTCACGGCGTTCGCCTTCTCGTTGGTGCTCTCCGAGAACGGGTACAGCTCTACTACGTACGGGGTGCCATCCTCGTTGCAGTAGCCTTCGTCGTACAGGGCGAACATCAGGGACAGCTCGGGGGCTGGGTTCTTAGGCTGGCCATCGTAGGACTGCGGCTGGTTACCGTACTGAACTAAGCCGACGATGTGCGCCAGGGTATGACCTGCCGGCAGTAGCCGTGCCTTACCACCACCCTTGGTGGTCTCGGTCATGTTTGTTTGGGTTGCTTTAGCCTGCTCGCGCAGTGCTGCCAGTTGTGCTAACGTAATCATTGTGCTTTCTCCGCTAATTCAATTAGGTGTTTCTGTAGCTTGGTTGTAGCCGACTCCCGAATAGAGCCGTCTTCGTTCGTTGTATCTACGCCGTCTAGTACTCCCGGATGCCAGTGAATTTTCTGAAACATGCTAGCACCAAACTCAACTGCGGCTGGGAATGGTACGTCCAATGGGTAGCCGTACTTCTCGCTAAAGTACTCGGGTAGCGACTCCATGACCCGCTTTACAATAGCAGCCACTTCGTCCAGTACTGAGCGATGTACGTCCAAGTATATAGCATCGTGCACAGTGTTGATGATGTACACCAACTGCACACCGTCGCGACGGAAGAAGTCCCGGTCTAACAATGCCCGGAATACCTTACCGCAGATACCCTGCACGAAGAACCCAGACTCACCCTGGATTGGGTAGTTCCGAATCTGCGTAGGCTTGAACTCCATGATGCTGGTCTTCTTGCCCTCATGCCAGATGTTCTTAGGCCACTGCCGGAACTCGTACGTTGTACCGCCCCAACTCTGCCAGGTCCCTGTACCGTAGCTGCGGAATACCCCGTCGATTTCCTCGCGGTGCCGCTTCACGTTCTTGTTCACCTCTGGTGTGATGCTCTCGTCGTAGAACGACTCCACCTCGGGGAACAGCGCCTTCTCCGTATCGATGAATGCCTGAGCCTCCGCCACTGTACAGCCGGTAGCGAACGCAATACCGTGCGCCGTTGCCCCGTACTGGTACGCAAACGCCTTGGGCTTTATGTCAGTCCGCATGCGGTTGTAAGCTGGGTGCTCCGGGTGGTTCTCGTCCTTGCACTTCTTGAGCACAGACTCGTAAGACTCTCCAAGCTGCTGCGATAGGCGCATGCAGTGCATGTCGATGTTGTCTAGCAGGGCCTTAATCAAGTTCGTGTCACGGCTGAACGCAGCCAGTGTCACTACCTCTAGTGCTGAGTAGTCCGCTTCCAGTATTACGCCATCTGCACCGAACCGGCTGGTAAACATCTTCTTAACTTCTGACGTGTCGCCACGTGGGATGTTCTGAAAGTTCGGCTTGTTCGAAGATAGGCGTGTTGTCACCGTGCTGGTCATGTTCAACGTGTGGTGCACATAGTCCAGCTCATTCAAGTACTGTAGCATACCCGACTGCTTAACTACGTTGCCGTCCTCGTCGTACTTCTCACGTAGGTAGTACGTGCCCATGTCCTTGTCGAGCTTAGCGAACATAGCCAGAGCAAGCACAACTGCACGGGCATCCTCGCTAATCTCCCGGCGTAGCTTGAGCACATCAAGGGCATCCTTGGATGTACTGTAAACTGGGGTCTCGTCGCTAAGGAAGCGCTTACCCGTAAACTCCTTCTCGAACTGCTCGCGGATGTCGGCGTCCAGGGATGCCAGTGGTACTAGCCCCTCGCACTGGTGGTACAGGTCGAACCACTTTAGCTTGACCTCTGTAGTATCCTCGCGGTACACCTTTACGGTGCCCTTGTTCTTGCCGCTGGTGTAGCAACTCAGCGCGCCGTGCTCAAACTCCAGGTCGCACCGCTGCTCTGCTGTCAGGTCGTCGTACGCAGCAACAGAAACACGGGTGCCGGGTGTGGTCTTAGTCTTACCGTGGTAGTAGAAGTCCTGCTTCACGTACTGCTCTGGGGACTCGCCGTCGAAGCTGTACGGACGCTGCGCTCGGTACTTGAGTGGTCCACCGTACAACCAAGCGCTCATGTGGAACGCAGAGGACTCCTTGAACTCGGCGTCAGCCGGGAATGAAGTGCGGTGCTTGCCGAACTGCTCACGCAGGCTTGCGATCTGTTCCTCGCCGGCCCGCAGTTGCGCCATGGCCAGGTCGCGGTATACGTACAGCCCAGAGTCCATCGCAGAGGCACAGAACAGCATGCCTTCCATGCGGTCCATCGCCATCTTCCACATACCACGGTCTAGCAGTTGCTTGAACTCCCCGTAGAATACGCGGCGGGTGTTCTCGATGTCACCACGTGGGCCGATCAGGTACTCAGCCAGCAGCTCCGAGTCGATCTGACTTGTGCGGTAGCCCTGTTCCCACAGAACCTTGATGCCGTCGATCTTACGTGTGCCGCCGTACAGTGGGGCAATCTCGTCAAGCGCTGGGTAAGTGTCCTGCTGGTTGCTCAGGAGGTAATGCCCGTACGCTGTGCAGTAGAACTTACCGCCACGCTTTAGGAACTTCTCTACCTCGTCGCGGCACTGCACCAGCATCCAGTCCAGCTCGAACGGGGCGTTGTGCGCCACTACTAACCAGACATCATCCGGGATGTGCAGCCAGCCGACAGCCTCTTCCTTACTCTGGTAGTGCGTGAGCACTCTCTCACCGGACATTGGGGTCTCGTCAACCGCCACGCCCAGCATAACTACGTAGTTATCGGGGTGGCGAGGCGAGGCGATAGCACCGTAGTACGGGTGGTTCTCTACCTCCAAGTCGATGTGCATAATCTTGTTAGGCTTCGTCATGCCTTTGCCTCTCGTACTCGTTTGAATATAGGGTGTCTGTAGCCTCCCTGCCGGTCACGCTCCATGCAGGTGAACTCGACCCATTGCTTACCTACGAACGCTTCCGGGTTGTAGTGCATTTGCCTCCCGAGGGCGTGCGGGATACCGTGTGGACTCGCTGTGCTACCATCTTCCAGTAGTACGGATACGGAGCCGGTACGGCCCAGCTTGTCGCCAACAGCAAGCCCAAGCAAAGGCTGAGCAGTTGTGCACGTAGCTTCGTGCACAGCAGTAATAATACCATCATGTGTTTCCTCTGGCTTGCGTTTGTACCAGGACCAACTGCGGCTGCGGCTGTAGATGTGGTCCACAGTCTTAACCATCACACCCTCTACACCCAGGCTGCGGCAGTGCGCATACAGTTGGTCGATCTGTGCTTCGTTCTCTGCTACCCAGTGCAGCGGGCGTTGGAAGTCTACACGCTTGGCGGTGCGGATTATATCCCGCATGTACTCAAGGCGCATGCCGTACTCTAGTTTCGACTCTGGTACGTCGAACAGCAGCACCACAACGTAGCAGCCCACCAGGTCTTTCGGGATGCCACGCTTAGTACGCACGTACCTGTAAGTGTCATCGAAGTTTGCATTCACCTCGATACCACAGTCTAGCTCAGTCAGCCCGTGCCGTAGGAGCACGCTGTACACCCAAGCACACTGCGACTCAAGGTTGTACAGAGGATTCCCGGCGAAGCTCACAACTTCACAGCCCACCGGACTACCACTGTGCACGCAATGAACTAGCTTGAAGTGCGCTCGGATTTCGTCGCGCTTCTCTTCAACGACCACTGGGAAACTAAAGCGTAGGACACCCTTGAGGTATCGGTCCCGCCACTTCTGGCCTTTCATTAGGGAATCAGTCATGCGTAAACTCCGCTTGGATGTCTAAGTTGTGCGTTGCCTCTAGTACCGTCCAAGGGACAGGGTGGTGCGTTGACCACACATTGCACGTGAAATCACTACCCAACCAAGGCCACAGGATAACGTACACTGTACCGTCGCCGCTGGTGATCCGGCTAGAGCGGGTATAGAACTGGTACTTGATTGTCAACTCCATAGATTAGTCTCCGGCTCAAAGATAACTTGGAACTGCTGCATACTGGTTGCACCAGAGCGGGCTAGCTTATTCTTAGGTGTGCTGATACCACGCAGGCTAGCCATCTCCGGGCTGATTAGCGCACCCATCATAATGCACAGGTCCAGCGTAGTCTGGATGCCAGTCTTGCTATTTTGCATGGCGCTAATGGGTGGGAACAGCATATTGAATCCCTCGGCGGATACCTGCACAGTGCCTAGGTGCCAGAACTCGTAGATAGCAGCAAGCTCACGCATGCCATCCCATACCTCTTCGAGCTGGCCGATGTCATTCATACCGCCACCCTTGTTCGACATAGCACGGACGCGGCCAGTCATGTCAGTGATGACGGCGTAAGGGCTGTGCTGCTCTACGATGCGAGCTACCTGTGCAATGTTCTTGCCGTGCACCGACACCACACGAATGGCGTCACGTGAGCCTACAGCGGCACAGTACAGGCGCTCTAGCTCGCCGGGGTTAGCCGCCTCAAGCTCTAGCATAGCCTTGCGGCTTAGCCCTGTCACTGTCTGGTACAAGCGGTTCACGATCTTCTTAGCCGTCCCCTCGTTCACAAGGTACAGGAATGGCTTACCGGGGTACAGTAGCTTACCCTGTCGGGCAGACTCTACAGCAATGCGGCAGAGCATGCTAGTCTTGCCCTTGTCGGTTGGGGCAACCACAGCCACGTTGTCACCCGGCTGTAGACCTTTGATGCTATCTGCAAGCTCCTTCAAGAAGTTAAGGCGGATGCCGCCCTCGTCTGAGTCTTCGTTCAGGTAGTCTAGGATGCTGCCGTCCGCCCACTGCGGCTTGTCACCGTCGGTGATGCTGCGGCGTACCTCCTTGGCTAGCATGAGCACGTCGAAGGTCAGGTCAATCTCCTGCCCATCGTTATACTGCATCAGCATAGCACCCAGACGACCTGAGAAGTCTAGCTCATGCAAAGTGCTGCTAATACTGTGTATAGCATCGGCTGGCATGGGGCGCTTTAACTTCTCAGCCAGGGCCACAGTTAGCGCAACCTGCTCCGTGTCAGTGCCCTTAGTTCGGAGGCGTATAAGCGATACAAGCTCGTCCGGGTCTAGCTGCTCACGCTCGGGGAACGCTGACCAGTACACCTTGAACCACTGCATCATGCCCGTGGTCATCGGGGATACCATCTGCGTCGGTACAGCATGTGCTAGGTTCTTGAATCGCCGGCGATCCATCATCGCCGCTAAGATATTTAAGTCCACTGCATTTACCTCGTTTGTTCATCTCGCGGAAGTGGAATCGCAGGTGCCTACGAAGTGATTTGTTACCTACCATAAGAATTTCCCGCTAGGAAATCACGGGATAGTGCAGGTTGCACTACCCAGCCGGGGCTCGTACTGCGGCAGTTGGCGCGGCTCCTTGTTGGCTTTGCGCTTCTCTGCACGAATGACCTTACCCCAGTCAGGCAGCTCAGTAACCTTGTGGGTTTTTGCGCATGAAGGGCAGACAGGGTTGTTGGTGAACTCATGCCAATACCGGGTCTTAACTTGGCAGAAGTGACAGACCTCCATGATGCCGAACCACTCTCTCAGAACTTCGTCACCTTCATGGGCGATTGGAATAGCCATTTAAGTCACCTCGCCATTGGCAGTTGTGAGGGCTGCGCGGGCAACGTCCCTGTAAAAATCCCTCACACCAATTAAGCCAAAGTCAACGGCAAACGGGAGTGAGTGGGATTGCCATCCGGCTATTTGCTCCAGCGCCTCCCGCAGACGCTGGTTGTCTGTGCGGAATGTGTCGCGCTCTGCTTCAAGTAGATTCGCGTCGGCTTCCCAGTCTTCGAGCTTTGCTTGCAGGTTTGAAATCGTCTTATAGGCAAATAACAGTTTCCCGGTTGGCTTGCTCATGCCTCACACCCAGCCAGCAGGGCGCGTAGTAGCTTGGCGGCGCGCTCTGCATACTCGACAA